TAGTGCGCCGACTCAATCTTCAGGCGGATGGACTTCAACTGATCGTCCAAACTCTCGTGGAAAAACGCAATACGGAACCTCTACGCAAGTTCGATTAGGTCCAGCTACATGGCAACTACAGAGGGCGGCAAACTCGAATGGTAGTTTGGGAACACACGTGCCATCAAGCATAAAGGAAAGCCTGTTGTATAGCACCACGCTCAGTCCTGCGGACGTGTTGCAAAACTACAATGCTTATATCAGTACCTACGGAGCAATAAACTAATGTGGATACCTCCTGACAGACGATACTTTGTAGTGGACGCACGAGAAATCGATGTGGTTACGTTTGAATACTTTTTGGAGACTGGATGGGATACGTGCCTGTACAGCAACGACGGCACTAAGTCTGTTTTGAAGTATGACAATCCGGAACCTGCGTATGAGTTTGTGTATCCAGTGCAAGGGCCATACAACGTAGAAGAGATTTTTGACATTGTACACGGCCCCGATTGGCCTCAAGACCAAATGGACACAGGAACGGAAGAATGATGGAGGCGATCAGCGTATTTGAAATATTGACTTTGCTTGCGGGCATTGTGGGTGTCTACCTGAAATTGACGCAAGAAGTGGGACGGCTAAAGGGTCGCATCGCTCTGCTGGAACGTCAGGAGACAGAGGTAAAAAAAATTTTGACTGACCTTGTGACGGCAGTCAACGACATTAAATTGCTCTTAGCAGAAAAAGGAATGCGATGAAACGACCAGTAGAACGAGAAGTGCAGAACGCTTTAGCCGATGCGTTAGACGTTATTGAAGATTACCAAAACAGCACTAACCCCGGCGCAATGGAAGAGATTTGGGAATTGGTAGGTAGAGCCTTTGACATTAGCAAAGGCTATTAAAACGGCTCGATGACGGAAACGATAGCATTGTACATTGAGGTCTTTGGCGATTTAGAATGCCTCCGGCAACAAGGGGTAGAGGACATAGATTTTGACCCCCCCAAAGGGGTCAACGGAGAACCCGGCATAGCTGACTTTGGCTACAACCGTCTGCACATTCGATTCTATGTCGATTTGTATGGCGGCGTTGATTGGCGCGACGTTATTAGCGGAGACCGCAGCGCAATGGGTCCGGACGTGAGAGGCAAATGGAAGCCGCGAAGAGAGGAGGATTACGAAAATGCCGTGTTGCAACAATTACCGAATTGCGATAGGGTAGATGTGATGGCTGAAGACTGGCAACTATTGTGACATACAACAAGACAACAAAAAAAAGATGAATAAGATAAGAAAATGGTTTGAAGAGACCGGGTGGCCCTATGAGATGTACCAAGGCATTTTGACGTTTGTGCTGGGTAATCAGGAGTATGACATTGTTGACGAGGGGTCATACGGGTACTCTATCTACAACGCGGGCGGCGCACATCCGTTGGAGCAGTCTATGGACGTGCAAGACGTTATTGATTGGTTGGAGGACGGCGCGTGAATGCGTGACATTAAGCGCATCATACTTCATTGTACGGCGACGCGTGAAAGTCAAGCAGTAAGTGTGGCGGATATAGACAAGTGGCATAGGTCCAGGGGCTTTAAGAAAATCGGATACCATTACGTCATTCACCCGCAAGGCGAGTTATCGTTAGGTCGTCCCGTTGCAGATCAAGGCGCACACGTCAAACATGAGAATGTTGATTCTATTGGTGTCGCCTATATTGGAGGACTGACCGATACTGGCGAAGTTGCAGACACAATGACCATCCATCAGGACGTAACCTTTTTAATGCTTGTACGCGCCCTGCGTATGGTATTCGGTAACCTGACGCTGCATGGACACAACGAATTCAGTAATAAAGCCTGTCCGTCCTTTGACGTGCAGGAAAAATATTCATTCATACTATGACTGAGACATACAACGATTTGACCGACGAGTTGGACCGCCTGCCGTTTTTAGCTGACCACACTCACTTCGGGCCAGGCGGCTTGGGAGGTGTTCGTGGTGACCAATTGCTGTCTATGCGTATCAAAGGCAACAAAGGATATTTGACGCCTGCGCAAGGAGACGAGTTGGAAGACATCATTTACGATTACGGATACGAAATCGTGTCTCGTATTTTTGATTACCCTGCTCCGGGTCATATGGAGTACCGCGTTCGCCTTATTTAAGTACAAAGAATAAGGATGTTTGACGAATTAGAAAACTTGGTGATTAGGATTGCCGACCGCGTGACCCAACATGGTTACTCCTTGGATTACATCGACCCTGTTAGACCAGGAAAAGACGTTCCGGCTATTGAAGTTGTGTGCGGGTCTGACGATGACGCATACGCAGTGGCTGAGATGGCAGAACAAAAAGGGATGTACGTAGACCTTCAGGGCTTCGTAGTTTACATTGAACTTTACGGATAAGACAAATGGAATTGATTACAGCAAATTGGAGCGAACTGCTCTTGGGACTTATTACCTTTTTAGGTACTTACACTGGACTCACTGAAACTGAAAAAGACGACAAGTTTTTGGACGTAGTCAAGCGGGTAGTACAGGCCATCGTATTTGGATCAGTCATCAAAGGCAAGGTGACCAAGAAGTGATTGGATTATGGTTGGCTACAACTCTATCATCTCGGAACTTTTTGACCTGACTGTCCAAGGGTTGAACTACCTCATGGATCAGAACATGATGGGTATTGACCAACATGGTCGGACGGCAGACCCTAATGACTTGTACGACGATTTGGAGCATTACTTCGTATCTGACAAGGACAAGATGTTCGTCAACCTTGTCCAGGATAATATCCATTTGTTCCCTACGCGCACTGCAAGTCATATTCAAGATTTGTTAGAGAAGGTCCGGTAGGATTGCTTAGATTTGTTATGGGTCCGGTTGTTGAGTTCATCCGGGCCTTCTCTCTCTGTTTATGGGGTGGCCCTGGGCGTATGCTTGGGGCCATTTCTTTTGGCACTATGCACACATTTATGTATATTGCGGCATGAGAGAAACACAACCCACCCCATCACAGGTCACGCAAGACTTGACCTTCTGCCTACCATTACACAGCGACACCGACCATCACGCTCAGGCTCGTGCTTTGTTCGCCCACATCGAAGGCCAAACGCCACACGTTGCAGAGGCTATCGTGTCAGACTCAACCTACCTCAACGACGCGGCGTTTAGTTGTGTCATTGCTCCTTATGGTTGCGACCCTTCTGATAAGGGTTTAAGGTTCTTCCTTGCCAATCCCGATGAAGGATTCGACTTTGCGCAAGTGTTTGCGGGACCATACTGCGACGAGACCATTGACATCTACGGCGACCACGACGGCAAGTTCACCGATGTGGCTGACTTCACTGATTGGCTGTTTAAGGTCATGCAACCAAAGCACCCTATGTTCAAGGACTTTGGCATCACTCCTTTGGCCTTGATGGACCGACAGAAAGTAGAAGTGTACTTGACTCTACTGCACAAGCATGGGTTGGGATACCATATGGACGACTGCCCGTGGGATTGTCTGCGTGAGGCAGACTTGACAATTTGGGAGCGCGTCTTGATTCACTACTATCACGACCAATGCATCAAGTGGTGCAAGGAGAATGACGCAGATGTGCATGGCATCTGCTTGGACGTAATGGCTAACGCCTTGGAGTCATAAGGCATGGCTACAGGTACTTATTCCCATCCAATGGGCGCGGTTTCCGCGCTCTTTTTTTATTGCGTCCATCCCGCTGTTGAGAGCCACGACTACGACGTGCCATCAACCCCGATGGACATTGAAATCCAAAAGGTCTTTCTGACCGACGACAAAGTAACCATAGAGGTCACATCGTGCATCGAAGAGTTGTGCGGACTTAATTTAGCAGAAATCGAAAACCAAATAATTGAGAGTTATGACAGAGAGTAAAGTAGTAAGCGTGAAGTTCACAGGCACTTTCAATCCGGAAGTGGGTGTGGAGTTGTACAAGTACGATTACGCAATGGAAGACGGAACGACATTGACTGCGTTCCACAAAACGAACTCCGCAGCAGTGGGCGTTGGTGAACCTGCGGCCTATGAGGTCAAGAAGTCGGGCGCACGTGGCAATTCGGGTAGCGTAAGAAAACCCGGAGACTTTTCGACTCGGTCCAGTGGCGGGTCATCTCAAAAGGACGACAGAGATTGGGACCAAGTCGGAAGGCAATGGGCGGTCAACGCCGCAATCCAATTCATGACGAGTACGAGTGCAGACCCAAGCAAGATTGACCTGCCTTGGTTGGCGGGTACGGCAAAGCATATGTGGGAGATGAGCCAGGATTTTGACACCTACTTGGAAAAGGTAAAGGAGTCAAAGCCCAATGATGGCGAAGACCTGCCCTTCTGATGTCAGCGATAAAAAACCAAATGCATTGTTCGCAGTGCGGAGACAAGTACGGCCCCGTGAGTTGCACGGGGTCATGCTTTACCGATCAGAGCAAAACAGATGACAAAACAAGAAGAAGAGGTAAGCCTGTTAGGGTACATCGATGAGGTACACGGGGGGCAAAGGGGGTTGGATAGGTATTTGGGCTTGCCATACAGGACCATCTATCGATACTACAACAAGACACCTTCCCAACTTCTCATGCATCACGTTAAATTGCGGGAGAGCATAGACTTAAACTTGCTCAGTAAATTAGTGCAGCGTCGTGAATCTGACTTATTGGCTACAAAATCTGACGATTGAAGAAGTCAAGCACCTGCGTCGGTGTTTGTTGTATAGAGTGGTTTTGCCTTACAAGGTGAAGACCCCGTCAACATACCGCATATGGTTGCGCAAAGTCAATCAACACTTAAACGAGAGATGTCAGACAACGAAGTACGGGCTATGACCCGTCAATTTAAGGGGCTGTGGATTCCGATAGAAATCCTGGAGATGAGGGTGGGTGCTGTCGCTTGCTTTCTGTGGGCAGACATTCATTGCTTTAGTGGCAATGGACACACGTGGTTTAAGTCCAGGGCGAGAGCCGCCGATGAGTTCGGGGTAAGTGAAAGAACGATTACCCGCGCTATGGGTGACTTGGTCAAGTCCAAGTTGGTCATAGAGATGAGCAATAATGGACGCACACGTCACTTTGTTGCGCGTCTGCCGGGACATATTGACGCGTCTGCCGGGACAGAAGTGTCTCATCAGCCGAGCCAAATTGTCCCGCATAGTAAACAAGAGAGTAAACCAAAGAGAAAAACAACTGAGAGTGCGCCCGCTGACCAAATTGTGGTTGAGGATTACTTTGTGTTTTTAGGCAGTTCTAATGCCGAGGCCGCAAAGTTCACAGACTACTACACGGCAAACGGATGGACGCAAGGTCGAGGCAAGCCAATCAAGGATTGGAAAGCTGCGGCCCGAAATTGGACACGCAATGAAAAATCATTTAGATCAGAAAAACGAGGGTTCAGCCCTGACAACTTTACCCCTGACGGCATCGGCAATTTCATTGCTAACGGGTAGGCGCATTCAAATCAAGCCGCGCGACGCGTGGGAGCAAGGCACAAGCGTCCGAAAGGCATTGCGCTTGGCTCCGGAAGCAACTAGGGGCTACATCCTAAAGGAGGTCGCTGGACTATGCAAGGAGATGGACATGAAGAAAACCATTGCTACAGACGATGAGTTGGAGTTTGTGTGTCGCTCCATCATTGAAGACTTCCCGACGTTGAAGGTGGAAGAAATCAAAATCGCCTTCGACCGAATACGCAAAGGAGATATGCAGCTCTTTGAGCGGCTGAAGGGACCGGAGTTGTTGCAGTGCATCCGCACCTACGAGGGTGAAGTACGCGCACCAATCTTAGAGCGCATTCACCACGAGCATAGCGGCACGACAAAGGAAACTCAGAAGTGGTTGGGCAACGTGGAATTTGAAATACCAGAAGACACAGGCCCGGCTCAAATCCAAGACGGGATTGGATCACGTTTGAAGCGCAAACACAATGGCTAAAAAACCATCTCGCTCTGCCGCAGTCAAAAGGGCTGACACATGGTTTAGTCGCTTTGTGCGAAAGAGTGCCTCTATGACCAATGGTGGGGTCAGGTGTTTCACCTGTGGCATGGTTGGCGATTGGAAGCATGAGATGCAAGCCGGTCACTTTCAATCCAGGGCTAAGTATTCTGTAAGATGGTCAGAGACCAATGTAAAGCCCCAGTGCGTCAGATGTAATATCAGCAATGGAGGTCAGCAATACACCTTTGGAATCCGATTAGATCAAACGCATGGCGAAGGCACAGCCCAACGATTGGTGCAGGAGGGCATGGTGCTGAAGAAGTGGACGACACAAGAAATTGTAGATATTGCAGATAGATATAGACAAAAATTCAATTCATTATGACAGACAAAAAACAGCAACCCGCGCCGAAGAAGCCACGTGCGCCGCGCAAAAAGAAGAGCCAGGGTTTAGGCGACACAATCGAAAAGGTCACAGAGGCCACAGGAATAAAGGCAGTAGTTAAAGCGGTATTAGGAGATGACTGTGGATGTGATGACCGGAAGGCCAAACTCAATGAGATGTTTCCATACTTGGGAGATAAGAAAATGGACGACCGACAGAAGCAAGTGTGGACTTCTGTGATTGTACCTGCACGTCGTCGGGGTCGGCTAAAGCCTGTAGAGGCAACGGCGTTGACTACGCTCTTTATGGATTTTGGCATCACTAAGCCAAAGTGGAGGCGTTGCGGATCATGTGCGACGAAAGCATTGAATGAGATGCAAGCGATATACGACGCGTCGTGCGAGACAAATTGACCTTAGCGGCTGTACTTGATGGGTATAGCCGTCGCAAAGACCGCTCAGTCAGCATCCGTTTCCACACGCAGGAGTTGACAAGTGGCGACATAATGGAGATAGACGAGATGTGCGATTCTTTCGGAATCCTGTACTTTCGTCCTGGAGAGAAAGCCGACCGCGACGAGTTGGCACATTTAGACAAGGTTGACCTCACTGACTACGACACGAAAAAGTCGCAGTCCCAACGCCTACGCGCGGTGCTATACAAACTGCACCAAGTGAAAGAGTCGCCTATGTCGTTTGAGGAGTTTTATCGTCAAGAAACAGAGAGAATCATAAACCACTATAAGAACAAGTTGGATGAGTAGAAAAAGCAGAGAGACATTTATGCAGCAACTCAAGGACGGCAGTTACACAAGCAAACAAAAGGAGGTGTACGCCTTAGTCAAAGCGGCAGGTGCATCGGACATTGAGCAGTTGAGGTCGGCGTGTTCCATACCTCACCAAACCCTAACCAGTAGACTGTCGTCACTGATGGACATGGGTGTTATTGCGCAAGACCACGAAGACAGGTTTTGCTTAGTGCATGAGAGCCGCCATGAACATATGGCAAAGGTGCGCACGGACTTTAGGTATATGCGTTGGATCAACAAGGGGAGGCAAGAAGGCTTCTTTGAGCGATTGGCAAACGACCATATGGAAAACCTAAACGTTCCTGCGCTATGAAGTTAGAGAAGCACTTGCGCCAAATGATTGTAGCGCAACTCACCCGGCTCACATACGAACAGAGGTTGGAGTACGTGAAAGACGCTCATGCCGAATTAGGCTATATAGATTTTATGGCTGTGATGATGGTTGCCTTAGAACTACCCATATCGAAGGGGGGTGTCTTATCAGAGGACATACAGAAACTCACCGATCATGACTCACGGAAGTCTTTTTAGCGGCATTGGCGGCTTTGACTTAGCCGCAAGAAACGTAGGGTGGACTAATGTCTTCCACTGCGAAAAAGATGAGTTTGCTGGAAAGGTGCTAAAGCATCATTTCCCGGAGGCCGAAACATTCACAGACATAAAAGAATTTGATGCAACTCCGTTTCGAGGACGTGTACAGTGTATTTCAGGTGGATTCCCTTGTCAGCCATTTAGTGCAGCGGGAAAGCGGGCCGGGACATCCGACGATAGACATCTCTGGCCCGAAATGCTTAGAGTTATATCAGAGGTTATGCCCCGATGGGTCGTGGGCGAGAACGTTCGCGGTCTCCTTGGTTGGGGCGATGGGACTGAGGGGACAGAAGGGATGGTACTCAACGAAATTGTCTCTGACTTGGAAAGTCTCGGTTACGAAGTCTTCCCAACCATACTTCCTGCTTGCAGCGTCGAAGCCTCGCACAGACGGGACAGACTTTACGTTGTTGCTTACTCCAACCACCAAGGAGAATCCAGTGGATTTAGAGGTGTTCCAAAAACGGATGGAGAAGTACCCGAACGGGACACTCATTCCAAACTTGGCAACACAGGTCCAGCAGATGCTACCAACGCCGACGCGGTTCGACTACAACAGCGCACGGACACCGGAGAAGTGGGAAGAGGACAAAGCGAAGTACGCGGCCAAGGGCATAAACCTACAGAACCCACTGAAGCAACACGCGCGGCTAGGGATGCTACCAACGCCAACGACCAAGAATGTCAGCGGCGGAGCAGTGCAAGTCAATGCGAACGGCAAGAGGCAGAACAAAGGGGGCACGGAGTTCTCGGCTCAGTTACACGACTTGGCCAAGAGTCAGATGCTACCTACTCCGACGGCAACGGATTTCAAGGGGGCGTACCCACCAACGAGCATAGACAACAACCCGGCACGGAAGAGTCTGCTGAGGAACGTGTACCATATGGATCAGACGCAAGGGTACGATTCCAAAGATTCCCAACTCAGTCCCCGGTTTGTGGCGGAGATGATGGGCTTCCCACCGAATTGGACGGAATTACCTTTTCAAAATGGAGAAGGGAAAGCATCAAGTGTTACGGGAACGCAATCGTAGTTCCATTAGTAGAAATGATATTCAACGCAATCAATGAACAAGAAGGGATTTTATGACCGTGACGGGCAGTTGTCACACGACTTCAAAGAGTGGGTGCTTGGCATGACCTCAGAGGTGAAATTGGATATGCTGCAAACGTGCAGAGATAGTAAAAGCAAGATGTACCCGCGCCTACTTAACCTGTTGGTAGCGACATCAGAAAAGGAAGGGGGAGTGCCTCATGAAGAGGTGCAGATATTCTTACGGAGGAACAAATGAGAACAGCAACAGCAGAGCAACAAGATGTCATCCGAGACTTGGATGCATACAAGGCTAAACTCAGAGAAGTAAAGGTCTTGCTGATAGAGTTAGAGGCAATGATTGCAATCGACGCATTGAACCGAGCCAGGATACATGACTGAAGACGAATACCAAATGGACAGACTCGTGCGATATGCGCGGTGGTTGGCTTTGTATGGACACTACAGGATGATACACAGATGGAAGAAGTGAGCGAGTGTTGCGGGGCGGCTCCGGTTGGGGCAAGCCAAGACATCGGTATTTGCCCGTCGTGCATGGAGCATTGCGATTACATAGATGAAGTATATTAGGCACATGACAGAGATAGTTTCAATGTGCTGTGGAGCCAGGCAACGGGAGGAAGAACAACACTGCCCCCTGTGCTATGACGATGCAGCTTGGGTAGACATCCACTATTACATAGCGAATAGGAATGAACCCGCTCAGTACAGCAACGCACCATCGCAAAAGGAATTGACTGCTTGGGTACGGCGCATAGCCTTTGGACGCATTTGATTGTAAACAACAACGAACAACAAACAGCATGAGGTGACCCGCCGCTTGGATAGCAATTCTTAAATTGGTCAAGTAATGGTTAGTATAGATATTCCAGATTTTCATGGCTACGTCGTTGACCTCATTGAAGAGATGAGTGCAGACGGCGAAGTAGAGGTTCACCCTATGGGCGGATACATAGAGACGTTAGCTATGTACGTTGTCGAGGCTTTAGATTATGAGGGTCGATACGATGCAAGCAAGCGTATCGTAGACGACGAATACATCAAGCTAGTTATACGCGAGGAGTATGACCGCACCGCACGTAATCGCAAAGGAGGAGGTATTTAATGCCATTTGAGAAAGGACAGAGCGGAAACCCAGCAGGGAGACCGAAGGGATCAGCGAACAAGGTGACGGCTGACAAGCGCATCCTATTTCGGTCAATCATGGAGGGTCAGGTAGACCACATTGAAGACAGCTTAGACAGGATTAGGGAGGAGAGCGACGAGAAGTATGTCAAGGCTCTGACGGGGCTACTGCCTTACTTCCTGCCCAAGCAGCAGGAGATTGAACTAAACGTAAAAGACGCGCCCAAAGCCCCTACTTGGTTTGAGCAGGTGGACACGGACGCGTCTGATACGACATGGTTGGACAAAGAGGATTAACTGCGCCTCTCGTGTTTGGCGAAGTGCTTCAGGTAATCCGAACGCCCGAACGAGACGATGGAGCGTCGAAACCTCAACTCCATAGCGTAGTTAGAACTCGCCTCCGGTTCGTAGCCTTTCCACTCTCTCCATTCGCTTGACAAGTTCAAGGTGCGCAGGTTGTAGATGTTGCGTCGGATAGACGCTTTGAGCAATTTGAGTCTCTTCTGTTCTGTCATAACACAAGAATACACAACACTCTCGCAACCTATTTGCGAATGACAAGGAAAGACAGGACAGCGTCAAAAGCCATGTTAGAGAGTCTGCTAACGCAGAGCGGACACCAATGGTCAATTGCATCGCCAGGGCAATACAGGGTCAGTGGCATCATCTATCACTACAAGGTGATGGGATACCCAACAGGTGGGGTGTGGAACACGTTCGAAAGCCATCAGGCATTTGTCAATTGGCTTAACAAGCACCAATGAAGCAGCCGACCACATACTACAACGTCAAGGAATGCACGAGTCGCATCCAAGTCCACCAAGGAGGAACGCGTAGTGGCAAGAGTTTTTCCATTTTGACTGCGCTGTGTGAGTTGTGTTATGCCAACCCGGATGGGGGCTTAGTCATCACTGTGGTACGTAAGTCCTTCCCTTCCCTGCGTGGCTCAATCCTGCGTGACTTTATGGAGATATTGAATAGGGAGGATTGGTACGAGGAGGCCAACCACAACAAGACGGAGCAGACCTATGCCCTGTTTGGCAATATGTGGGAGTTCATCAGCGCGGACGACGCACAAAAAATCCGAGGGCGGAAGCGATCACTGGCGTTCCTCAATGAGGCGAACGAACTATCCTTAGAGTTCTTCCGGCAAATCAGTTTGCGGACTGTGGGTATCGAAGGCGGCCCAGGAATCATCATGGACTACAACCCGTCTGATGAGTACAGCTACATCTACGACGACATCATCCCACGCGACGACGCAACCTTCTTTAAGACGACGTACAAAGACAACCCGTTCTTGGAACCGGAGGTAATCGAGGAAATCGAAAGGCTGCGAGACACGGACGAGAACTATTGGCGCATCTATGGGTTGGGCGAAAGAGGTGTCAGTCGGGAGACCATCTTCCAAACCGAGACATATACAGAGTTGCCCGATCACGCGAAGCGCGTTGCCTATGGGTTGGACTGGGGCTACACTAATGACCCGACCGCAGTGGTTGCAGTGTACGTAGATGGCGGTGACTTATACATCCAAGAGTTAGTTTACTCCGGGGGCTTAACCAACCCTGACATTGCCGAGAAACTGCGGGAGCATGGCATAGCCAGGACAGACGAAATCGTAGCTGACTCAGCCGAGCCAAAGAGTATAGACGAAGTCCATCGAGAGGGGTTCAACATCAAGCCAGCCAAGAAGGGGCCGGACTCGGTGCGCATTGGTATTGACGCGATGAGACGATACAAGTTGCACATCCACGAGGACGCGCTGAACACACAGAAGGAGTTTCGCAACTACAAGTGGAAGACAGACAAGGAGGGCAGGATGCTCAACGTACCACGCGACGAATTCAATCACGCTATCGATGCGGTGAGGTATGTTTGCCTGAACAAGCTGATTCGCAAAACGGGACAATACTATATGCAATGAAGGTCAACATTCAGATACCCGCAGACTACGACAGCATCACCATTGGTCAGTTCCAAGAGTTGGACGCAGTATGGAAGAAGAGCGAAGACCCAAGGTGGAGGGCTGTACAAGGGGTGCGCATACTTTGCAACTTGGAGCCAAGCGTAGCCGAGGGTTTGACGCTAAGGACGTTAGACAAGGTCTACGAGAAGTTGGATTGGCTTATGGGTCAGAGTGAACACACACATGACTTGATTCCAAAGATGGAGTTTGGCGGCAGGGAGTACGGGTTTATACCTGACTTCACTAAGCTGCAACTTGGTGAGTTCATCGACTTAGAGACCTATGCAAAGCAAGGTTTCTTTGACAGCTTGCACCAAGTCATGTCCATCTTGTACAGGCCGATCAAGGAGCAACTCCGGGAACACTACATCATCGAGGCGTATGAGCCATGCGAGTCCAAGACGTTGGCGATGAAGAATGCCCCAATGAGCGTGGCGTTAGGGGCTATGGTTTTTTTTTTGAATATCGCGAACAGATTGTCCGTCGATTCAATCAGCTATTTGAAGGAGGAGGAGAAGGGTCGGCATTAGGTAACAAGTGGGGATGGTATCAGACCCTGTATCGATTAGCAGATGGAGACATCTTGAAAATTGAACCTGTGACCCTGGTTCCAGTAGAGCAAGTCTTTACGTTCTTGTGCTACGAACAGGACACGCAAACCTCCGATAACGTCAAGGTGAATGCAAACAGTAAGTGACATAGAAACAGCCTTCAAAACGTTTGTGGATAGACACGAACAGCTCAAGCAGTTCTATACGAACTCTGTGGAGGAAATGGACATTGACAAGATGGACGTGGTGCTGTTCCCTTTTCTTTACGCTCAAGTAGAGAACGCGGAGATTGGCGTAGGATTCACGGAATTGCAATACCGCATCATCGTGGCTGACTTGGTCATCGAGCAGCAGTTGCCCAATTTAGACATCGTGTACACGGATACCCTGCTCATCATGCAGGATTGCATTGCCAGTTTCTACAACTCCAACCAATCTGTAGTGCCTGTACAATACGGAATAGGAATGCCTGTTCAGTGCAGTCCGTTCACTGCGTCATATGACAACCTGCTAACAGGTTGGGATTGTCAAATGAACATACGTGTACCCAATGCATTGGAGTTGTGTGACATCCCTATCACTTAAATGGCACTCTACGACCGCAAGATTCTCAAGCTGACATGGCAAACCTCAAATGAGGGAACCAAAAAGGTCAAGCTGAAAAACACAACGGACGTGTTGCATCGCATGGGCGATCAGTGGGTGCGCGATGCAAAAAAGGCTTTGGTAGCCGGAGACAAGGTTGCCAGTGGAAGGCTGAAGGACAGCCTTGGTGTCAACCTAAAGGTCAAGAACGACACTATCATACAAATGGCTATGATGGGTGAACCCTATGGTCCGTATGTAGACCAGGGCGTACAGGGAGCGGGACCATTCACACCACCAAAAAACCCAAGTGGGAAAAGCACCAAGCCATACACAAACCGCGCTCCAGACAGCCCATTCAAGTTTGGTAGCAAAACGGGTAAAGGCAAAATCAGGGAAGGTATCTTAGGGTGGTTGCGTACCAAGCGGTTTCAATTCCGAGATGATGCAGGGCGGTTCATGAGTTACGAGCAGATGAGTTACCCGATTAGCCGCAACGTCTATCGCTATGGTATTGAACCCTTTCCATTTATTAAGAAGCCGTGGGAAGCGGCTTGGAGACGTTGGAACGGCAAACTCGCAGGGGCATGGAAGGTGGACATCAGAACGTACATGGATAGCAATGAGTTCCCAACGAAGTTCAAGATTAAGATTGAGGCATAATGGCAATCAGCATAACACAACGACCCTCTACGATATTGGACACGTACCCAGTGTACGACCCGGTCATTTATGTAGTCAAGGAGACATCAGTAGGAACATACAAGTTCAGCTACACGTGTACCATTGAGCATTACAACGGCAGTACCTATGTGGCAGCCGCAACCTTACGCATCCCAAAAAACAGCGAGGATGTGGGCGTGTTTGACTTAGCAGAAATATTGCAAGCCTACTTCACGCACACCTTGCCCGCAGAGTCGGCGGCTATTATGGCTCCAGCAGAGAGTGCGCAGAGATTCAAATTCACTTTTGGCAGTGAGCAAGCGGCAACGGCCACAGGCGCACCCATTGCCAATGCCAGCACGGTTATTGACACTGACCAACTCTTCTATAGCGGACAGGCACTTAAAGACACGTCAGGGTATGCCGAAAACAGCAACAACAGCTTCGCGTTAGACAACAGCGCGACAGACCGAATGCTCACGTCATCAGGTTGGCCTCAATACAATCCGCGATACGATGTGAGAGCCGATGAGAAGGGAAGCATTGACTTCGTGTATGACCAAACCACAGATGCGGCAACAAAGGTGCGCATCACCTATTACGGGGCGAGTGGCCTATTGAGCGCGACAGACATTACGTTGGCGACATATGCCACAGGTTCCGCTCAGGAAAATGCGGTCATGAGGTTCTATTGCTACCCACAGGATTTGGACGATCACGGCGCGGGCGCGGTACGACCTTCAGATGCGGGCAATAGTGGTTGGACTCGGTACACGTTGCAGTTTAGAAAAGCAGTAAACGAGAGCGTGACGCATACCTTCTATTTGACTGACCAATGTGCGCCGCAAGAGTTAAGGTTTCAATGGCTCAATCAGTTCGGCGGATGGGAGCAGATGTACACCACAGGAAATTGGAGAGTTCGCAACACATACACAGACAAGAGGTATGAGACAGTCCGAGGCAATTGGTTCACGACAAGTGGCACGACGAACTTTGCGTATAGCGCACAAGACAGGGGAACCAATAGGATGGTCACATCATTGCAACGCACGTTTAACGTAGCGACAGGCGTTCGCATAAAGGAAGACAACGGAGCCATAGAAAGCCTTTTGCGGAGTCGCTCGGTGTTCGTCACTAACCCTGAAAGCGACTCACCAACCCTACTGCCATGTGTCATTGACGCGAAGTCCTTGAACGTCATTGAGCAGTTCCATCCGGAGATAAGAGAGTACACTTTCGACATGATGTTGTCTAATCAGCCTCAGCCCATGACGCTATGATAGCTATTTACGGATACAAGGACGGCGACTACCAACTCCTGGACTCTCCGTCTACGTCTGTGGAGTTGTCGTTTCGCATTTCTGATTTGCGGCGACCCAACGTCAAGACTGCGCCGTTTAGTTTGACGTTTGAGATGCCCTTTTCGTTGGTCAACAACACCTTCTTTGGTCACCAACAGGAGCCTTCATTGCAAACGTCAGACTTTGATCTAAACAAGAAGACCAGCGGTCGCTTGCTAGACGACCAAGTGCCAATCATGGACGGGGTCATCCAAGTCACTTCCATCGATGTATCCGCCCGCGTGTACAAATGCCGCTTCTTCTCTGAGACGGCGGATTTCTTTGACGCAATCAAAGGACGCGCGTGGTCGGATGTATGGAGAGACACAGCGGGAAATGTGTTTTGTCCATTAGACCATGCGCTAACGGCCAGCAACGTACAGAACACGTTTACAGGTACTCAACCTGCGGGAACCACATTGCCGTTAAGCACTATCATCTATGCGTTGACCGACGTAGGGATACCGCTGCAACAAGGCTTAGATTATCCGGCCTATTACTTAGGCTATTGGGATACGGAAGTGCGCTTCCAAAATTTTAGGCCATGTGTCAATGTGCCTTACTTGGTTGACGAAATCTTGAATTACGCGGGGTTTACGAGAGACACGGCCAACTGCTTTTTCAGCGACACAACATACAACTCTGAAAACCTGTACATGATGTGCGGGCTTGGAAGTCAGTCGTTGCCTACAAGACTTGCCTATGGGTTTTCGGTGCAAAGCCTGGGCAGTCAAAACACATTGATTTGTGGAACTAATGCAGCGTATGGTACGCCACGGGTAACGTATTGGGACGCACCGCCACAGGCCCCTTTCTACGACCCGGATTCTCAACTTAGTGTCATTGGGTGGTCTCCACAAGTCAATCAAAACGTGTCTTTTGAGTTTACGTTTTTGACTACGGCATATACCGGAACGACTCCAACGCCCAACTTTCAAGCCAGCCTAAACGTTTTGGGCGGTGACACGTTGGCTACATATGAGTGGGATTACGAAGACTCCTTAGACTCTGCAATCACTTGGACTCCCACAATCGCAGTTGAAGCGGGTACAACTATTTCGTTGTTCATGCAAGCCACAGGTGACTCCGGCGTAAGTCAAAGCGTTCAAGTGGCTATCACTTGGGCTGTCACGGCATTTGACGTAGTTGGTGGTGACGATGCCACGCGCATTCAATTTGTGGACGCGCTTGGCCCAGGGGTTGACACATTTATTCAAGGCTTGTGCGACACATACAATTTGGTCATTAACGTTTCTGAGCGCACCAAAGAAGTGTCATTCCAACTCTATGACGAATGGTTGGAAAGCGGTGGAGGGCCAATTGATTGGACAGGCAAAGTCAACGCTGAAGGTCCAATGGAGATTTTGCCAAGCACAGACTATGTGCCACGCACAATGCAGTTGACTCCAGCGGAGGCTACGGATCACCGCAATGGATTTTACACTCGAAAATTTGGAGTCCGTAAAGGAGCATACCGATACCAAAGCCGCAATGACTTCGCCACGGAGGATTTAGTAGTCGGAGACCAATTTACCCTATTGAGAAACACGCGTCTCAAAGGTTTGTGGATGAGTAATGGAGAGGTGAACACAAACGTCAACACTCCAAACATCGTCATCAGCGAACTATGGTCTTCGTTTGATGGGAACCGAGTGACCTATGAGGGTATGCCAAATGCATTGTGCTACTATCATGGTTCGCAAGACCTGACAGACAATCCAATCGTTGTAGATTCTGCGGTGACGGCTGCACCGCTTTTCACGCCATACAGCGGCAGTGGCTCGGACAGCAACATCTTTAGCTTAGAATACGCTTTGAGCGCACCCGACTTCACATCCAGCGATGTAATTGGGTTGGCGGTCAATGGGCTTTACGACAAGTTTTGGTACAACTACTTGCAATCGCTGTTCAGTCGCGATGCTAGGGTGTTAAAGTGTCAAGCGTATCTATCAGCAATTGACATCAACGCCTTAGACTTTTCGCGGTACGTCAACATACAGAACGTGCAATACCGAATCATCGCCATCGACAACTACGAGGTTGGCACGAACGGATTGTGCAACTTGACTCTGTTTAAGCGGGCCGACGGGTTCTTGTACGATTGCAGCCTAACACCAACTGTGAATGCAGATGGTCGCGTGACATGGCAAGACGGAGCAGGGGCTACAACATCTCCAACGGAGTTGTGTTGCGTCAGTTATGGATACACGTGGAACGCAGGGAACAACACTTGCACTGTCCACAACAACCGATCAGTTGACATCGAGTCCGGAGACAATGGGCAAGACACGGGTGGAGGAGTCGTAAACCGCAGTAGCGGAGAAAGTATGAGTCTTACGGGTAACGCGGCGCGAACCTTTTACACTCAACTACAAAGTGGCATTACTCAGGAACAATGGGGGATGTCCACCACAACACGATTCGCAGTTCCATCTATCGCTCAATCCTTAGTTGGGCAAACGACCTTTAAGATTCCACCGCAACGAGTCTTGACTGTAAAAGTCGATTGGTTAGCTGTGGTTACGTTAGGGACAGATGTAGGCGATTCTGCAAGTGGTGAAGAAGAGTTCTTGCTATCTACAATCGATAGCAATACAAGCAAATCGAGTGGCTCCCTCTATACGCGTGGATTGCCAGGATTTAGCGTGGATTTAGTCATAGTCAACTCTATAGGTGGAAGCACATTTCAAGTGCAATGCACGGGAGTAGGTGGAAGCGAACATGATTGGTTTGTGGAAGTCAGTACAACCATGTACGACACAGGAGCCTTAAAACCCACACAGCCATTTTTGGTTGCGGCGTTCCAAGACAACGACACCATCCTTTTCCAAGATAACGACATAATGGAATTCAATGTCTACTCGTGAGTACATAGATAGCGTGGGTAAGTTGGTATGTCCGGCTATCGGAATTAGTCAAAAGCAGTTGTACCATAACTACAAGCCTTATATGCGGTGGTATGGTTACTACAGCCTAAGCGGATCAGTGCTACACAAATTCAAACTATACAGGAGCAATGGCTAACTTTTACAGCCTTCTTGGTGATACGGAAATCGATACTTCTAAGGCGGAGGCTTCTTTAGATAGGTTGCAGCGGCGCATTCGGCAAACAGGTCAGGCAGGAGCGCAAGCGGGGCAAAATGCCAGCCAATCGTTCGGCGAATTGAACTCGATTTTTGGTGGCCTGTTGCCTCGCAATATGCAGTCTATTGTACGTCGATTCCAATCGACATCCAGGGCGGTGCGTAGGGCTGGACGCTCCATGAGTTTCTTTAAGAAGACATTGGTGTCCCTTGGGTTGCCCGCTCTGATTATTGTCATTGGAGAGTTGATTGCCAATTGGGAAAAGTTCACCGACCTGTTGGGCATTACGTCAGAGGAAACACGTCAGCTAAAGAAAGACCAAGAGGCGTTGAACAGAACGATTATCGCGGCCACTTCTGCTATCGAACCATACTTAGAAGTTGTTACGGACTTAAATCGAGAATTGAAAGACCGCAAGGTGGCTCAGGACCAACTTTCTCAAACTGTGAGAGCGGCGGCGGGCATTGACTTAGAGGCGGAGGATGCGGTTGTACGACTAACAGCCGCTACAGCCAACTATGTTGCGCAACAGGAAACGCAAAAGCAATTGGCCTTAGTCCAAGAGAAGATCAACAAGAAGCGAGAGGAACAAGCGGCGGCGGAATTGTCGTGGGTGTCTATGGGATATAGTGCGCAAGGCAAGGCCAACGCTGAAGCCAAATTACGTGCGGAGTTAGAGAAGGAAATTCAGCCGTTAGAAAAGGAACGGAACGAAATCATCAAGCGTCAAATTGAGTTGCAAAATGATTTGAATGAAGAATTAGAGCGTCAGCGTGAAGAGAAAGAAGCAGAAGCACAGGCGGCAAGGGATGCAGCGGAGGCATTAAGGGAGCAAGAGCGTTTGGCACAGAAGGCCGCACAAGCACGAGAGCAACGTGAGAAGCGAGAGACGGAAGCGGTAGAGCGTCGGATACTGCAAGACGAGCAGGTCAGCATGAGCGCACAGCAATTGTTCTTGGACAACCTGCGCCGATCAGAGGAGGAAGAGTTAGCCTTGGTGGAAAGCGAGGAAGCCAAGTTTGCAATCATAGCGTTCTATGAGGAGAAGAGGCGCGTGTACTTTGAAGACAAGTACAACCAAGAGCAAGCTGACTTAGCTGCAAAGGCTGAAAAGGAGGAGCAAGACTTAGCACGTAGGACGGAGTCCGCACAGAAGGCTATCGATACCGCAGAAGAAAAAGCGTTCCAAGAGCGCAACACAGCGGACATGAGCGCACGAGAGATTGCGTTGATGGAGAACGAACAGCAGTACAACGCGCTCTTAGATCAAGCCAATCAATTTGGCTTAGACACGACTCAATTAGAGGAGGACCGCAGGTTGAAGGAAAACGCCATCAACGACAAGTACAACGCTGAAGATTTAGAGAGCGCAAAGAAGAACCAAGAAGCAATTACAGCCGCCAAAACGAGGGCTGTCGGTGAAGGGGCCAGGCTTGTAAGTCAAATGGGCCGCTTGGCTGAGGAAGGAACCAATGCCTCAAAAGGATTTGCCATCACAGAGGTGTTATTGAACCAAGCTATTGCAATGTCTGAGGCTGTCAAGGGTGCGTCTAAAGCGTCTGCGGCTGGAGGCCCAGCGGCTCCATTCCTTATGGCCGGATATATGCTATCAATGGTTGGGGGTGTAGTATCTTCGTTTTCAGCTATTAAAGGAATTTTGGACGACGCAGACGCGGGGGGCGGATCAGGAGCAGTAGGTTCAGGTGGTGGTGCAGGGCGGCAGATGTCTTCGCCATTGGTTCCCGAACAGAACTTTGATGTTGAGAACAATGCAGCCCAAAACGTCAACGTATCGGCATTTGTCGTACAATCGCAACTACAGGGTTCGCAGTTAGACCAAGCCTCTGCTATGGCCCGTGCAACACTTTGAATGATGAATAGACGACATGAACTTCGCGGCACAACTTTAGGTGAGTTGCATGCATATGACGGTGGTGAAGAGTATATCGAAGGCACAGACGATTTCGATGACCTCATTTACAACATGGGGCGAGATTTAGACGATGGGTATATTGGAAATGAACCCATGACTTTGATTTGGGTTAGTGGCAGTTCCCGCCGAGTGTGGGCTACAACGGACCCGAACCCAACGGGCCGCACCATCATGGAATTGGTTATTGACGCAGGAGGTTTTGGATACTGAAGAAACATGAATCAGCAAGAAATCACACGTCAGTTAGAAAGTCGATTTGATGTCCTTGTGGAATGGCAGTACGAGGACACGATGTACGTTGAGTACATTGAGAGCGGCATGGGCGAACCAGTAATGCCGGACTGGATGTACGACGACCTTTCCATGTATGACTATGGATATGAGGTTTGTGACCATCGACCCGAACGATACGGGTACGGCATCTATGTCATTTTCTGTGACGCAATTAGACCTTAAAGACATTTGTTGAAATGAGGATTGATGCAGCTATTGACGCTTTAGAGCGCGAAGACTTTACAGTTCATTTGGCGTTTGGCTATTTGGACTATTCCTTAGAAATCTTGGCGGACGAAGACGAGATTGACTCAATCATTAGAATCATTGAGTCTACCGGACACTCTGTAGGTCAAGTGGATTTTGAAGAACCCGCTTACGTATTTGTCGAAGTGCGATAATGGCAGACCGCAAACTGATTTAATATGAGATACGTGAATAGAAATACAGCACAGGCTATCGTCGATGAGTTAGAAGAGTACTCGTTCTTTCTGGTTGACCAACTCGGAAGTGAGTTGTTTTTTGCAACTAACACAGGTACTGTTGACGACGATTATTTGGACTTGGCATACAATGTGGCAAGCGAATATGAAGCGGTTCACGTGTACCCTGCATTTCACCAAGGCCAGGATTGTGTAGTAGTCGAGATTCTACGCTAATGGCAGACCGCAAACTCATACAATTACTGATAGACGAGGAGCAACAAAACTTCGCGGTTGAGGCGTTGAGTTTGGTTAAGTTCCCGGCAATCGAAAGCGACTTCATTTTCCTTGCAAAGGAGAATCGGTATCTCTCATTAGCTACCATCGACGAAGAGCAACGGACACTAATTGGCCCGGCACTGATTCCGGACAAGAACATCCCGCGCTTTGATGAGGAGACCCAAGAGGAGTACGACGTGTACTTCAGCGTGGACACAGTGAAGAGAGCATCCGAATTGTTCTTAGAGCAAAAGCGCACAAGCGAACACACGTTCGAACACTCCAGTAAAATCGACGATGTCCATGTAGTGGAGAGTTGGTTGGTGCAAGACCCCGATCAAGACAAGTCGAAGTCCTACGGCATGAGCGTTCCCAAAGGAACGTGGATGGTACGCGTAAAGGTGGACAACGATGAAGTTTGGGAGTCCGTCAAGAATGGCGAGGTACGGGGGTTCAGCATTGAGGGTTATTTCGTTGACCAAGTAGAGCAAATGAGCAGCAAGGTGAAAAAGACAAGCATGGCGCAAAGGCTGTATGAAGCCGTGATGGGTGTAGTCAAGGGGCGCAATTTTTACGCTGAGGTGAGCCTGACTACAGGCGCAACTATGGTCACTGAGGCTGACGCTATGGAATTGGGTGTCCAAGTCCAGGCTTTGGATGACGAGGGCAAGCCCGTTGACATGAAAGATGGTCAATACGAGACTGAGGCAGGAATCTCCTTGCGCGTGGCATCCGGACAGCTTGTTGAGTTGGACGGCGAAGTTTTGACAGAGGAGGTTGTTGAAGAAGAAACGACATCCGCAGAAACCTTGCGAAGTGATATGCTTACTTTGTACTACAAGAAATTGCTCGAACAGCAAAGCAAAACGGCAATGAGTCAAGAAAGAACTTTGGGCGCAGAAAGCGATTTGGACAAGTGGTGGATTTTCATGGAGCCTTACAACTACGACTATCGTGGCCAGGGTTTCTACATCTATCCTTTCCAACACGGGTCTTACGACAAGTTCCAAACGGCTCTGACGGATATGTACGCTACGTTCCCGCCTGACGCAGAAGAGTGGGAAAACGTCGATGCGGACGGAATGTTTGAATTGACTACAGCGGGATACGGCATGACCGAAGCTGCTTACAAGTTCTTAGAGGAGTTTGCCGAATGGTGTGACGACAACGGATTAGAGCTGTTCGAGACATATAAGGCTATCGGTCAAGCTATTAGTTCAGACGTTCTCAAGATAGGAATGTCGTATATCGAGGAGTCGTATCAGGGCCAATGGAAATCGCTAAAGGATTACGTCATCGACGTTGTATCTGACTCAGGCATCAGCGAGCAACAGGCGGAACGCTATTTCAGCTTTGATCGGTTTGGGCGCGATGTGCAAAGCGACCTGTCCAGCATGGAGTATGACAGAGTCATCGACGACGGAGGAACCGAGGAAGAGGCCGAGGCAGCAATGGACAAAATCGACCAAATGCGCAACGACGAGGTTGCAGAAATGTACATCTATGATATGCTTGGTGGTTTAGACCAACTGAGCAAGAACGATAAGGAAGCCTACTTGGATTGGGACAAGATGACTCGCGACTTCTCATATGAGTACAGCTTCGTAGACGGCATGGTTTTTTGGAATCACTAATGGGTCTACTGAATCGCATCAGTGACATTTGGTTAGGCGGCCCTCAAGAAGAGGCGTTGCGCATGATTGACGACTTCCGGTTTGAATACGCATCGTATCTAAACCTGGACGATATGCACTATGTGTATGACCTCATCAACGACCGCCAATACGAAGAGGCGTTTTACGCCATTCAAGAATACAGCGACGTTATCCATGAAGCGGATATGCGCTTAATCCTCCGGCTTTTGCAAGAGGCAAACATGGAATACAACATATAATTATGCGAAGAAAGTTTGAAGAAGAAGTGGTCGAAGAAACCACTACAGAAGAAACCACTGAGGAAGGAACCCCCGACGCTCATGGTCAGTTTGTAACACTCTTAGAGGACATGGGGTTGTCCGCTGAACAAGCAGAAGCAATCCACCAAATGGCAATGGATTTAGTAAATAACGCGCCCGCAGAAAGCGGAGCAGAAGGCGAACGCGTCGAGGCATCTCGTATGCGTAAGCGCACATATAGCGGTCGCCCAGGCCGATCAAAGATGGGTCGGTCACGTCGTCGGGGCATGAGCCGTAACGAGCGTACACCACGCAATGAATTTAGCCGTTCTCCACGTGGAGGTCGTCGTGAATTCAGCGATGTGGAGCGCATGGAACGGACCATCGCACGTCAGCGTCGCCAAATGTCAAAGATGCAGGAGCAACTTGACGCAATGGGCCAACGCCCTGGAGCAGAAAAATTGAACTCTGCCCCTAATGTAAACTTGACTTCTATCGACCCCGGCGTTCCCGCAGGTGGCAGCGTGAAGTCTCGTGTATTTGAAATGATGAAAAGTGTACTCTAATGAGTTATAGCAATCACACACTATCCCGCTCTAATAAGCGGAAGTTCGCCACCACTAATCCGGTCGGTGTAGACTCACTTACCTACGCAGGAGAGTTGGCAGATTTTTACGTGACCCCTGCTTTGAAGGCGGCGGACACGCTTGCAAACAACTACGTGACTCAGCTTGACGGATTGTCAAACAAGGCTGTCGTCACAGGTGCAACTGTTGCAGACGACGTTATTCAAGCCGCAAATTGCGACTTTACAGACGGCGATAGCGTAACGGTAGACGAGCGAGTCCTGACCTTGAGCGACTTGATGGTCAATGAGGAGTTGTGCCGTGGCACAATCCTTCCTGCTTGGTGGTCTATCAAGGGATCACGTAACAGCGATTGGGCGACTCCAGAATTCCGCAATTTTGTTTTGGCTACTGTGGCCGCTAAAGTTGCTGATGGCGTAGAGACATCTATTTGGAATAGTAGCGCGGCCATGACAACCGGGTTCTTGTCTAACGATGGCGTCTTTAATAGAGCTGGTCTTGGTGCGGCAATTTTGGTTCCGGGAGCATCAGCAACGGACTATATCGCAGCAGGTAAAGCAACGGGTGTTGCCATTGCCGCAATTACTGCCAATAACTGCATCGCTGGATTCGGGTCGGTTCACAGCAAAGCGGCTGAGACTGCACCGGGCATCTTGAGCAAGGCAGATTTGGCGTTCTATGTTGGACCGAAGACTTTTGCCCTGTATCAACAGGCTTTGGCTACAGCAGGTGGAGCAGGTTATGTCCAACAAGTGACCAACCAAAACCTTGGTGAGTTGAACTACCTCGGTGTCCCTGTACGTCGGTGTCCCGGTATTCCTGGCGATGCCATCGTGTTGACCTACGCGTCAAACCTGTTTGTCGGAAGCAACTTGCGGACTGACTACACACAAGTGCAGTACATCCCCGCATACCAATACGACGGATCAGACAACGTGAAAGTCACGATGCGCTTTGGCTTGGGTTGCCAAGTGGGTACACCTGACGACGTCATCGTAGGTAGTACTACCGCAATCCTTCCCGCTTAATTTTTGGCTGATGTCTTGTACTATTTCAAGCGGGTATACTATCCCATGCCTAAATGGTATCGGTGGCATCAAAGCCATCTATATCAGCGCGGCAGACGCTGTCGATATGCCGTCTTTGGCTGACTTCACTGTAGCCACTAATTTGGTTACTACAATCACGGCTATGTCGGCATACAAATTCGAGTTGAAGCGGGAACTCTCCAATATGGAGGTGACCACTACGCGCGACGGAAACAACGGCACGTCCTATGACGAGCAGTCTTTGACTTGCGTGTTTTTGAAGCCAGACGAGAACGACCACGCCTTGCTTGTGTCTTTGGCACAGCGCAGAAACAACATCTTCGTTGAAGACAACGATGGTGAGGTTTACTTGATTGGGGCGACTCAAGGAATGGACGTAACGACAGGTGCAATGGCGACAGGTACTTCCTATGGAGACCAAAAAGGCATGACCATGTCTTTCTCCGGTCGGGAGCCACAGACGTACTATTGCAACGCGATTGCTAATATTACCAATTTGACTATCTCCTGATAGCAATTTCGTTCATATCGTATATACAAGGAAAGGGGGGCATTGGCTCCCCTTTTCTATTTTCACTCTATGCTTCAGTTGAATTCCTCAGCGTCACCTTCCGAGGTCATGTATGTGCATTTCCCGGCAAACGTGACACTTAATGATTTGAATCTATATCCTATGCGTTTAGTCAATGTGGCTACAGGCGTTGCGACTGGGACAACGGACTACATCGCGGGCGTGACGAATCGTCGCACGACTGAAGTGCGGTTCGCCACGTATCAGTTAGATTTGGGGATGTACACGGCTCAGTTTAGTGACGACCGGGGGAATGTAATTTATAGTTGCCTGTGCTACGCAAGTCCAGGAGGTAACACAGCGATTCCGCAAACCACCTACGAGTTAGCCGATCAAGTCTCAGAGAGCATCTACATCTATTACGATGAGTAAATTCAACTTCAATATGTTTGACTACGCAAACCCGGTCACCCCGGAGTTTGTGGAAGTCACTGACCCTTCTCATCCTTGGGTCAAATTAGGCGCAGACAACGCGTATCCGCATTACTTAGAAAACCTCTACACAGGCAGCAGTATCCACTCTGCTATCGTTAAGGGTGTAGCGGAGATGATTTACGGGCATGGGCTTACAAGCCCAAACAAAGACGAACACGTCGAGCAGTACCTGCAAGTCAAAGCAATGTTTGCCGATGACAATTGTCTCAAGAGAGTATGCTTTGATTTCAAGCTGTACGGGCAAGCGTACTTAAATGTCATCTACAGCGAGGACCGCACACGGATTAGTGCTGTACACCACATTCCGGCGGCCAATATCCGAAGTGGTCAGTGTGACGACGAAGGCAACGTAACGACCTTCTATCACAGCACCAATTGGTTGGAAGTAACCCAGGGTCGTCAAGAGCCGAATCCTATTCCGGCGTTTAGTACAACCGACCGCGTCGCCGCATCTCAGTGTCTGCACCTTATGCAGTACAGCCCAATCAGCTATTACTATGGCGTGTGCGATTACATTGGATCACAGCGATACATAGATTTAGACCGGGAGATTTCGGAGTTTCACCTGAGCAACATCCGCTCCGGCTTGTTCCCATCGATGGTAATTTCCTTCAATAACGGCGTTCCCAGTCAGGAGGAGCGGGCGGATATGGAGAGACTTCTGTACGATAAGTTTGGAGGCGCAACCAATGCCGGAAAGTTCCTGATGACGTTTAACGACTCACAGGAAAACGCACCTACTATTGAGGCGTTCCAACCTACTGACCCTCAAAAGACATACGAATTTATGTCTAAGGAAGTGGTCGCTAAAATCTTGTCCGGACACCGAGTCACTTCCCCTTTGCTGTTTGGAGTTCGTGATGAGGGAGGTGGGTTTGGTAGCAACGCGGACGAAATGCGTGACGCATACGACCTCTTTAGTCGAACCGTGGTGCAGCCTATGCAAGAGAAAATCCTGGAGGGGTTGCAACGCTTGTTTAGCGTCAACAACGTCATCCTGCCTATCGAATTTGAGCGGTTAGTACCCGCTTCATTTGTAGAGCAGAAGGAGGAGCCAAAACAGGATATACCACACACGTTTAGTGCGGAGCCAAAAAAAATTAGTCAAGGTCAGGGTGACGTATGGTTGAACCACTTAAAGTTTAAGGCCAGTTTGCCCGACGAGAAGTGGGTGGAAATTGCACGTGAACCTGTTACGGATCACAACGTGGATGCCAGGATTCATGAGCGTCAACACTTCTACAACTTGCGCGACTACGAGAACTTTAAGGAGCCAAGTGAATGGGGAGACGTGACCGGACCAAAGGGTACGCAGTTTGCTTTGCGATATGCCTACGAGCAGACGGACAGCACTCCGCGCAAGCATGGCAGCCGGGAGTTTTGTGAGGAGATGATGAAGCTATCCGATTCAGGCGCGTTGTATCGTTACGAGGACATCAACGATATGTCTGACGACGGAGTCAATTCGCAGTTTGCGGCGAGTGGCGAATCATCTTACAGCATCTTTGAATTCAAAGGGGGTGTCTATTGCCGACATGGATTTGTACGGGCAATTTTTGCCAGTCAAGCAGACACGACATTGTCCCGTGAAGAACTGAAAGAAGAATGGGATGAGGTGATGCGTCGAGTAGGCGCAAACCCGTATGTGCCAGGAGTAGGTATTGAGCGAGAGGCTCCAAACCAAATGCCAAATAGAGCGAGTCTAAAATGAGCGAATTAGTTTTCTTTGTCAGCCCAGGAAGGGTAAAGCGTGATACAGCACTACAATCCACTGTAGACGAAAGTGTCATCCGACCATTCATACAGATTGCCCAAGACCGCCACATTTGGCCCGCACTTGGAACTAAGCTGTATGAGCATCTCAAAACTGAAATCAAATTAAATCGTCTTAGCGGCGACTATGAGACCTTGGTGAACACGTACATCATGCCAGCTTTGTCGCAGTTTGTATTTACAGAGTTGGCTTACGTCGTTCGCCTTAGATTCAGCAACAACTCAATAACCATAGCCAATAGCGAGGTGGGTTCAAGCGCGTCAATTGCTGACGTGAGATTGGTTAAGGAGCAAGCTGAGTCTATTGCCATGTTCTATCGTGAGCGCATGATTAACTACCTATGCGACAACACCGAACTTTTTCCGCAATACACTCAGAACACGGGGTCAGACCTATCACCTTCAACACGCAATTACTTCCAAGGATTGAACGTGTACCCACGTTCGCCTAAAAGCAATCAAGCCATTGCCTACCTACAGGCAATTGGGGTCAAAACCAACAACTGATGGCAACCAGTAAACTCACTGATCGCACAGAACTTACGACTACTCCTGCGTCTGACGACGTATTGCACATTGTCGATGTAAACGACACGACAGGTAGCCCGGCGGGTACGAGTAAAAAAATCAAGTACAGCAATTTAGTATCTGCGTCTTCCGGTGTCACATCGGTCACAGGTACAGCACCCATTGCATCCACAGGAGGCACTACACCCGCAATCAGCATTGCAGCCGCAACGACATCAGCGGCAGGTTCTATGTCATCTGCGGACAAGACCAAGTTGGACGGAATTGCGGCAGGGGCTGAGGTAAACGTGCAAGCAGATTGGGACGAAACTGATTCGGCGGATGACTCGTTTATCGCAAACAAGCCGAACACCAACGAATTGGATGGTCAAATTTTGGAGTACATCACGCGATCAACCGCGTATGCCAATGGCACTATTGAGGGTGAGGTGCTTAAATACGGCGGTGGCACTTTAGTTGAAACCAAGGCTTATGTGTACGCATCCTCTGCGTGGGTTGCTGTAGACGCAGACACGGAAAACAAGACCAAAGGCTTGTTTGGCATTGCCTTGGGAACCAGTGGATTTGCTAACGGCCTTCTCATTCGAGGCGTGATGAAGCACACATCCTTTTCGACTTTTGCCATTGGCGACATTTTGTACATCAGCACAACGGAGGGCTTGGTCACAAACGTCGCACCGAGTGCCACAGGAGACTTTGTGCGTGTCGTTGGTTACGCTTTGGGTAATAGTTACATCATGGTGGACGCATCCGCTACCTACATTGAATTGGCCTAATGCCTGATATAGCGAAATTGAGCGGTATAGCCCCTGCTGATTTTGCAGAGGTAAGCGGATTGCCGAAGGCTAACATAGCGGACATCAATGGGTACACCTTACCCTCTGCTCCGTCAACATCTTATGTTACGGCAGGAATGGAATTGCATCTTGTCGCGGCAGATAGCAGTAGCTACAGCGGTCCAGGTGCTACATCATGGAACGACATATCCGGCAATAGTCGAGTTGTAACGCTGTACAATGGTGCGTCAGAACCTGTGGCTGGAGACAATTACGTTCTGTTCGATGGGGTCGATGACTACGGGGAATTGACGTGGCAAAGTGGAGATCACTTCTACCCCCTCTCTCCTGTTGCTACGATGCCCAATAATTATTCCGCGTGTTGGATTGCGGCTTTTCCTGAAGATGGAACGACAGGTTTTTGTAACAGTTTAAGTATGACGCATTGGGGGTCAAGGCAACAATCAGGAGGAAAGCGGTGTCTATTTATTCGTTCGCTGTATTGGACGCAGTATAATGCATGGGCATATGGTTCAGCCGCATACTTCTTTTGGCCTTCCACCCCGTCAGTAGACTTCCAATACAATTCTACGCGCGGGCGCAACGAACTTTATCCCGATAGGTTCTACCACTTTGCGATGACATGGGACAAGAACGCCAGTGGTAACGACCAACTAAGGTGGTACATAAATGGTCAGCCGTATAGTGCGCCGACTCAATCTTCAGGCGGATGGACTTCAACTGATCGTCCAAACTCTCGTGGAAAAACGCAATACGGAACCTCTACGCAAGTTCGATTAGGTCCAGCTACATGGCAACTACA